CAAATGAAATGGATGGTGTTCAGCGTAAAACTGTGGCATCATCAGAGAAGAAGGCGGCTGCTCCAGGTTCCGATTCCTCCCTCCAACCTGTTCCCAAAACTGAGCAGTCGTCTTCTCCACCTTCCCAAGATGAGAACATGGACAGCGTTCGCTACCTATACCAAACTCTGCGCAAAGAGATTGCACAGACCAATATGGTTGGCGAGGTCACTGCCCTGTGGAACAAGAACAAAGGCGTTCTTAACCAGCTGAAGAACACAAATGAGGATGTGTATAAACAGTTTCATTCAATGTTTGCCCATCGTGAAAAGGAGTTAAAGGGTAATGGCTAGAAATTATGAAAAACTGACGACCATGCGGATTTGGCCAAACACCAATGGCAAAGGTCAGGCCAAGTATGGCAATGCAAACTGGAAGCCATTTAAGAACGGCGCACCCGGTGACATTCACCTCCGGGCAGATGGGAACTATTCCGTCCAAGCCTACGAAAATGACGATGGCTCTCTGGGCGTTACCATCTCAATGGTTAAAGAGTATGAGGGCGGTGACGACATACGCGATGGCATCAGCCAAGGCGGCATGAAGAAGCTGGCCGACAATGTTGTTAAGCCAGACCAACTGGACGATGACATCCCCTTCTAGGGACAGTCAGGTATTGGTAATCCCCCGCAGGGAAGGGTTGCTAATTGTAGTGGATGGGGTGCCATACTGGAAAGCTATGCGCCCCATTCAATTAGTTTGGTTTGCTCAATCCCTGCTTGCTGCTGCCAGTGAAGCTATGGAGAGAGAAGATGGCTTGGTTCGAAAAGGGCCGGAAGAAGACCAAGGCGGCGGCCAAACAAAAATTCATTAACTGTGAACTGTGCGGCAAAACACATGACCTGCTAACAGGTCAGTGGGTAGCCAATGGGAACCGGCAAATACTTTGCCACGCACATGAGGGAGATTGCTTTGACAAGGTTAGAGGAAAAACAAATGATTCTGGAAAAGGGCATCCCGGTTCCGCCAGCACGGCGGGGCAAGTGGGACTTCCTTGACGACATGGAAATCGGCGACAGCTTGGCTGTGACTACACACAAAGAGTTTGAATCGCTGCGCCGTTCCATGTATGGCAAGGGCATGAAATACCGGTCTATGAAAGAACCGGGTGGTTCTGGCTGGAGAGTATGGAGAATAGAGTAGCTACTTTGGCTACTTTTTCTTCTTGGCCTTGTTGCGCTTTGAGATTGCAGCGGCCTTCCTTTTAGCATCAGCTTTACTGCTTGCGCCCCAAGCGCGTAGGGACAGCAACAACCTAGTAGGCTTGCCGTTCTTGCGCTCTGGGCCAGGCATACCGCCCATACGGGCTAGGAAACTAGCGCGGCGGGGATTGTCCCCTGACTTAACCGGGCGTTTCAGATTCATGCCCTGCGCTTTAGCTGACCTGCGGCCCCGTTCATTGAGACCGCCCTTTGGGTTCTTGCCAGCCTTGCGCTGCCACGCTGGTGTCTTAGCCATTACTTTTTCTTCTTTGCTGTTTTTGCAGACTTGCGAAATGCCGCTGCTGTTGGCGCACCCTTCGTTCCGGGCTTCCTCATCTTTTCGCCAGAGCCGGCTTTGATGCGCTTGCGCTTGGCGTGAATGTTTGCGTAAAGACCTCTAGGCATTTTCCATACTCCTGATTCTTTGCACCAGCCTTTCAGCCCGGTTCGTTACCTGATTATACCATCTTGAATCAACCATTTCATCAGCCATCTTGCCCCAGTCACGCGCCTCCAAGTGACGCTTCATAGAGACAAACTTTGACAGCCGGGGTCTGCCCAGGTTGAACATCATGTTGGCCAACACAAGCTGCACTTCTTCGGGCAGGTCATTATAATAATCGTTATAATGCTTTCTGCACTCTGACAGCGTTACCTCAATGTCCTGCTCAAACACCTCCTGCACACGCTCCTCTGACACGGGCGTTCCTACCGGCTGGCCGTGTTCCGGGTCATCCTTTGTTACCAGGTGGCCAATGCCAAAGGTTGGTAGGCCAAGATGGTCAAGGTAAATCTCATACTTGCAGCCCTCGTCTGCTTCCAATTCCTTGCGTAGCTGGTCAATCATTTCTTCAGTCCTTTAATACCGCGCAGTCCAAAGCTGGCTGCTATTGAGGCATACATCGCCCACTGGAACCAATCAGGTGTAGTCTCCAGCGCAGCAAAGCCACGCTCTACATAGGGCTGTAAGGGTGGGATGAAGCACATTGCAATGATTATAATGAACAGAATAGTCCACGCCTCATCTTTCCAGCTGTCACCGGAAGCCTGGGCCATAATCTTTTCCCAGCCCGCTTCATGTGTAGCCGCAACTTTCATCACCTCGGCTTCGGCTTCTGCCTTGGCTACCTTTGCCTTGGTTTCTGCCGCTGCCTTCTCTGCTTTGCCCTTCAGCCAGCCACCGGCCAGTTCTGCAACAGCTGGTATTAACGCTTGAATCATTTTTTCGCCTCACTTCCGAGCCATACAGCAAACGCACCAGTCATTGCGCCGCTAACAACGCTTACCATCGCGCTCTGTTGTGTTGTGATGTCTTCCAAAGACATGCCCCACTCAACAACGCGAATATACATAACAGTCATAACGAACATCATTAAGCGCGGTATGATTTTCCATTCCAAAATCTTTTGACTCATGTCTTCCTCACAGCTTGCCAGTCATGCCCATATAAAGGAACCAGCCAATAAAGGCCAAAACACCAAGCCCAACTATTCCAAGCAGGGTCAGTAGCGTTATTTCAATTATTTTCTTCCTGCGTCTTCTTCTTGCTTCTTCAGCCTCCTGCCTTTCCTTGCGGGCCTTGGCCTGAAACTTCTGCCAATCGTCCCACATCCCCGGCCTACCAGCCCAAACCATCATCTCCCGTAGCTGGTCTTCTTGCTCCTTAATTTTCTCAAGGGCCATAAACTCCTCAAGGTCTCCGCCCCCGGCAAATGGGCTGCGCTTCTTCTTCTCACCCTTACGGCGTAGTTCTTCCTTCGCACCAACAAAATCAGCAATGGCAGAGCCAGCGTTTGCTAAGTCGCGCCCGTTACTAACTGCTTGTTTTATAATGGCAAAAGCCGCGTTTGCTGCGGCCAATTCTGCGAGCATTAGTAAATCTCCACGCTGCCTTTTTGCACATGCTGGGGAACGCAGTAAGCAGTCACCCGGTCACGCGGGTCTATGCCATCCAAACTCCCATAGCTACCAAACCTTTTTGCCACCTGTGATGCAAAATAATTGCAGTCAATGACACTCTCAAAATACATCGTGTTACTGACTTGGCGGCGGTCGTCACCTACGCCCAAATAAACCAGCAACAAGAACACATGAATCATCTACCGCCACAGCTTCTTTACCAGCTTCTTTACGGTTTCTGTTTCATAAAGACGGACAGCCCACCAACACAAAGCAACTAGGGCAGTAATCTCCGGTATTGCCTCAAAGAACGCACCCACGGTAACGCCCCCGAAAACAAAGTCTGCTGTTGTCTTGGCTTCTTCTGTCATAGCTACCTCCAGCGTGGGCCTTCAAACCAAGCAACAAGACTGACACGCTTGCCCTTGGTCACTGGTGAAACTCGGTGCGTCAGGTAGGATGGGAACACAAGCACGGTTCCTCTCTTTTTTGCTTCTGCTTGGTCAGGCATCTCTACCTCGTTAAATTCAAAGTCGCCGCCCTCATAGTGTTCCGGGTCACTAAGCTGAACAGTCACGGACAGTTTGCGGTCAAAGCCGGTGTCCTGGTTCCAGTGTATGTCATGGTGCCAGTCGTAATGGCCTTCATCCTCTGCATCATACTCTGTATATTGAATGTCGCCAACAGGGGTAACATCAAATCCAAAAGCTGAACGGTTTGCTTGCTGCACATAGCCCCACAACAGGCCGTGCAGGTAGGTGTCGTTTGTCAGCCACTTTACATCTGACCTACGGACAGCTGCGTTCTCTTGGTTGTCAGAAAATATTTTTGCTGGCTCTGACTTGGTTGCCAGTGCCGAAAATATAATCCTGTCAACAGTGGCTTCGTCTATGCCACCAGACCACATTTGCCAGTTC